TTAATTCTAGTTCTTCCTCTGATAGGTCTTCTAGTTTCCCTGTTTTTATTATCTTTCTGTCTATATATAATCCTGCAGCCATGCCACGATTCTTTTCTGCGTTGGTCGCAGCGGAAAAAGCGCCTTTCTTCAAAGCCGCCTCTCTAATCTTACCCAGTTCTGCTACGTGTCTGTCGTAAGTAACTTCATATTTTTTTAATTTTTCTTCTCGTAATGCGCCTATGTATTGCACTACCAATGGAGATAGTCTTGGATTTTGTAATTCCGATGCCTCAACGCGTGCTCTTTTCTCACTATAGCCAGCAGCGATGGCTGCATCTGCACCTGTAGTTCTACCTTCGTTAAATACTATGTATTCAGCGAATCTCTTTTGCATTTCTGTTAATCTTTTTGGAACTCCCATGTTGACATTTTAAGGTAACTATCCTATATTGTCAATATGAAAGATGATCTTGAAAGAGCCGTTGATGCTACTTATGAAGACGAACATACTTCCAGACGTACGGTTACTATACCACTTAAAGAGTATGATGAGTTAAAAGCAGAACAATCTTTCATTAAAGATCCGTCCTTAATATCTATTATTGACAAGATAGAAGAATTAATAAGGGCATTAAGAAAACATATAATAAGGAAATGACAGAGGGAAGGTGTATTATGGCAGCTATGAAGGAAGACAGAGGAGAATTAGATTTAACAAGACAGTTAGAAGAAAAAGATAAACTTATACAAGAATTGCGTATGCGTATTAGAGATATGTTATTAATAAGCGAACAGCATAGAAGTATATTAGGTGCAGAGATAACTGAAAGAAAAAAATTAGAAAAAGAAATTAAAGATTTAAAAGTACAGATGTCTGAGTATATGAGTGTAAGAGTAGATAGTGCTCGTGAGTCTGGAGCATAATGTTAGTAAAAGATTTGCAACAGTTCTTAGGAACGTTTACAGATAAACTTAAAGGCAATGCAATTAGTCATGCTAGAATATATGTTGAGAAGGATGGTTTTCTTGAAGACATTACTAGAATGGAAGTACAGGAGCACACCATAATTGGTCAGCCTGGTTTGAGATTAGTTTTAAAAACTCAAAAGGAAAAGAAATTACATATAGACGATAAATTAATTAAACCGTATTAGGAAGGAGTAAAAATGGAAATAACAGACGAACAAAGAAAACAAATTTTAGCATATTTATCTAAGAGACCATACGCTGAAGTGTTTACTTTAATTGCTATGTTGGTTAGTTTAAAACCTCAATCTAATGGCAAACCGAAAGACAACGTTACCTCTAAAAATTAGTGGGTCCAGAGCAGAAATTATACAAAAAACTCAAAGCATTTACACCACAAATTATCTGGAATAGAATTGAAAACATTAGTCTTCCGGGCATGCCTGATCTGTTGGGCTACAATAATTCTGGCACATTTTTTACAGTTGAATTAAAAGTAACGAAGAGTAGAAAAATTCGATTCTCACCACACCAAATTGCATGGCATGTGCAACATCCTAAGAATAGTTTTATCTTGGTCCAGGTCCTTGGTCCGTGTACCACGAATCGTTTTCAATTGTTTCCAGGTTCAGGAATCTTGGCGCTTGAAGCTTCAGGCTTGAAGCTTGAACCTTTTTGCTTGGGGCTTGGAGCTTGTGGCTCATTGTTCAATGAGCTTGGAGCTTGACGCTTGGAGCTTAATGCTTGTAGCTTACGCATCTCTGCGTAATATTTTGGATGTCTAAATGTAAATGTCATTAATGTTTTCCGTAACTTACATTTTTAATTGATTTTGTCCAGCAGGCTCTACACGTACGACACTTGCCGCCCTGATTAGGAGCCGGACAACTAGCGCCCTGTGTCACCACTGATGATGTATGAGTCCACGCCGTTGGCGGTGGTCCGTCAATTTTAGATCCAGACAATCTTATAATAAGATTGTCTGGAACTTCTTCAGGAGATGGAAGGTAAGATCGTTCTTGTGTAGGCAGCCAGTGCTTCGTGTTTGGTGTTTGTCTACACACTTCTAAAATTTTGGCCATGTGCTTGTCACTTTGTACATCACCGGCATCATGCCATCGAAACCATTTTTGTCTTTTAATTTGTGATACCATAGCCGTGACCCATGAGTCATGGACCAGACTATCCAGTCTGTAGTACTGTGCTTTTTTAATTGCTGGATATCTTATATAATTTCCTTTTAATGCATAGCAGCCATAACACGGCGTGCCTTTAATTTTGCGCAGCTTTGCGCCAGTCTTACAGGCCCACGCTGGCAGGCTGTAAGATAGGCCCGGCATTTTAGATGTCCGAGTCATGGATCCTGTAATTTTTTGTGCTTCTTTTACTTTCATATGTCCCTTATAATCCTATTTTATATTATTGTCAAGCTTGGCGCTTGCAGCTTGTGGCTTGTCGCTTGCAGCTTTGGCCTCTTGGACATTTGCTGCAGTCAATCTAGCTAGTTTTAAATTTTTTAATTCTCTGAAGAACTTCTCACAGCTGCGAAGATAAGCCAACGGGAGCGTTGAATGCTCCCGAAGGAAATAGTGTGTTAAGTCGTTGTGTTTAATGTTTCTTTTTCTCATACTTTTTCATATCTTGTTTTACTAACTTCAAGATCTCTTCCAGCGCATCCGCTATTCTTTTTAATTGTGTTGTATCCATATTTTTTCCTTTCTTGGTCAGGCTGGCAACCCGATATTTAACGTGGTATCGCCACACATGCTCACCAGCTTTGGTCTGACCAATAACATCCTATAACATCCATGAACCATTGTCAAGCTTGAAGCTTGACGCTTATTATTTTTCCTTTCTTGTAGTTGTTTATTCATCTGTTAGTGTTGGGTAAATAACCAAATCAGTATCGTTGCACCATTCTTCATTTATATCACACCCCCAATAGTTTTTATCTAAATCTTCGTGCCAAAAAACAACATCTTTTTTTTGATCTTCAAGTTTTAATCTTTTTATTAAATCTTTTACTTTCATTTTATTTTTCCTTTTCTATTGGTTTTCTTGTCTTTTTGTTAATTTAATAACATCTATTATTTTATTCCATTTTCTAGGATATTTATAAGGTTTCCATATTGTCATTATTTAGTTTCCTTTCATAATTCCTGATCCATTACCAGTCCAATTTAATCTTGCGATTTATATCCCCTGGCATATGGATCAGGGATCAGTGCTATTCTAACCCAATTCAACACATAGTTTTTGAATAGCTAATTCTATGCTTTAAGGGAAAGCTGATCATGTCCAATATATCATGGGACAATTAATAAGCAACAACTTTATTTAAATAAACTTCTTGACATTAGTGGGATTATCCCTTATACTTGGACGGTGGCTGGGGATGGTGGTTAGTAGTATAAACAATGCAATCATAAGTTGAATTTTTTTGGCTTGGAGCTTGAAGCTTGGAGCTTTACACGACAGTGAGATTGAGTCCGAATGGATCAGGCGACTTGCGTCGCTTTTATTTCATCTATTATTTTTTCTACTTTGTTAACTTCTTTCTCTACCTTATCAATTGTTTCTTGGTCTTGTTTTCTTTGATCTAAGTGTTTAGTAGTTTTATAACTCAACCTTTGATAGATCTTAGATTTACTCATTCTCATAAATTGTATTTCAGATTCCAAAGCCTTAAGTATTTTTTCTACTTGGTCATCTGTTAAATTAAATGTTTTCATAATTTCTCCTTTACAACCTGAAGTTGTGTAGCCCCAGATAAAGTGTCAGGCCCTTTCCTTCTAGCTGTACTTGAGTTATGCATTTGCACCTGACAAACATGTTATACCATATCCTTTATTATCCTACAAGTAACATAATGTTACCAAATATTACAACTACTTTAGAATCATTCTAAACTGATCCCTGATCCATCAGTATTAGCTGGAACGCGTCTAGAACTCCAGTAGCTGTTACCGCCCAATGGATCAGGGATCAGTTCTGGTTCATGACACGAAGACGTGCATTGCAGGTGTGACGTACCACAACCAGAAGTTGTCCCGAGACAGTTATTATTAAGGCTCATATCTCAGGAGCCTATGATCCTTTATAATCCCATTAACATTGTTTGTCAAGTGTTATATAAATTTATTTATGAAAAAAAAGAAGCAAATTAATACTTGACATTATATCCCATTTATAATAGGATACCTTTATGCAAACAAAATTACAATCACCAATAATACAGTTTGCAAAGGTGTCGGTGGGATATGTGATTAACCCCACCGAGCCGATTAACATACAGGAGAAAATATGAAACTAGCAGACACAACAATGGAAAGTGGTTTTTCATTTCAACAAGAACTACTTTTACAAGCACTAGAACGACAAGCCCTAACTGGAAGATTAATGACTAATCCGAGAGTGACAGGATTTACTTCTTTTGCTAAAGCTGTGCTTAATTTTATCGATGATAAAAAAGCACCAAAGACTTGTAAAAACTTATATAAATATCTTTTAAATAATGGATATTATGATAAGATTGAAACAAGACTAAACACTCATAGAAAGGAAAAGTAATGTTTGGAAAAAATAAAAACTCAATTTTGTACACACACTTAATTGTTAAAGTTCGTAAGTATAAAAATCAACAACCTTATTTTAGTTTGTATTCTGTTCCAGCGATTGCAGATCAAACTAAAGCAAAGGATACAGTTGAGAAATTAAATTCTTTAGCTGAACTTGAAAACAAGGATGGATGGCAAGAAGAATATTATTCTGTTAATATGACTTTATAATTAACTATTGACAATGTATCCTATCAATGATAGGATACATTATAACTTATACAGGAGAAATAAAATGGAAAACAATAAAACATTTACAATCACATTTACAAAGTTAAATGGTGAAAAAGTAAAAGATAGAAAAGCAAAATGGACAGAAAAGTGTCAAGAGTTTGTAGCAAAAGCTGGACATAACTGTCTAACTTTTTTAGACTTAGATGCAACCGAAGAAAAAGGAAAAGAACAATTTAGAATGGCAACAGATAAGATTACACCTTGGAGTATTAAATGATTGCAAGTTTAATCGGAATATTGGCTGGCTTTATATTATTAATGTTAGGTTTAATTCTTGGAATACACTCAGAACATACAACACTTGGTTTGTTGATAATGTTCGCTGGACTTGTATCAATGCTTAACTTCTTACCTCATTACAAGGAGTACAAAGATGAATGAGGGCATGGAAAACTTAAAAGAGATTGAAATGTTAGAACAATCTATTGACAACGCAAATAGATTATTAAAGATAGTGGACAAGCTAGAAAAAAGAATTGCTAGTCTTGAAAAAGTTTTAGCAAGCCATGCTAAATGTATTGGAGAACTAAGAAAAGAAAACAATGAGTAAATAAATACTTGACAATGACAATGGATAATGTAGGATAACTATTATGACAGAAACAATTAAATGGGACAACAAAGAATATAAGATGCCTTTTGATGCAGATTATACCAAACAGAAAGCCGATAAATTTAAAGAACTAATTATTGTTCGTAATAGATTTGGCAACGAACCAGCTACGTTGCCTTGGTTTGCTGTTGCTGTGTATGATGTAATTATGGGCAGTGAACAAACACAGGATTGGGATAGCCATCGCAAAGGATTGGATTGGTTTATCAAATACTTTCCTAAACAATACATGGTTTTATTAGACTAACCATCAACCTGTAATCAAGGCGCTAACGCGCCTTGATTTATTCAATAGAGGTACCAAACACAACTACAACGCGAATTTTTTTGCGCCCCCCTTACACCCTTTTTTTAAAAAGGGGTCCCACTACTTCAGGTTGTATTGCTTGATTTAGAGAGTTAATGCTGGTAAAAACGTTATGAACATCTAAAGTGATGCAAAAAAAATTTTAAAAAAATGAATTTAAACCAAGTAGACGTTAGTAAACTGCCTGCAGACGTTAGAAAGCAATTCAAACAACTTCAGGTCATGCATGCAGAAAGAAAGATACAGAATAAAGCTAAAAGTGATTTTTTAAGTTTTGTTAAATGTGTTTGGCCCGAATTTGTTGAAGGCGCGCACCATAGACACATTGCAAAAAAATTTAATGATTTGGCGACAGGAAAAATTAATAGATTAATCGTGAACATGCCTCCAAGGCATACTAAATCAGAATTTGCGTCCTATCTTCTGCCATCGTGGATGGTGGGCCGTAATCCAAAACTCAAAATCAT